GGATGGGTGATCACTGATGTACCTAATATGAGAGTCAAGTTCAGCACTTTCTTTGGAGATCAGGTAGGTACTATAAAGAAGATGCTCGAATGGCTAAAGTTAGATTGTCCATCTGACAAAGATATTCAGAAGGCATGTGGTCGGAACTATAACAAGAATGTTGGTGACTCTGGTAGAGGTGAAAAGACTCTAACCCATGATCAACAGGTCAATATATACGAAGCTGCTGAAAATTGGGGAGAACACTGGGTTTCTCGTATGAAAGAGGATGAGCTTATATGATTCGTGTCTGTGCATTAGCGGATGCAATCAATGGCCGACATCAAGAGATGTTCCTAGCCTATGAGAGGTCTCTTTGTCTGGCAGGCATACGCTATGAGTTTTGCATAGACGGTCGTCCTTGGCTATGGAAGCAGAAGGTAGAGTGGGAACTTGAGATGTCACTACGGCATCCTAAGGATCACTTCGTTTTTACAGATGCTTTTGATTTCCTCTTTGTCGGCACAAAAGAAGAGTTGGATGAAGCTGTACTACCTTACGATCTTATCCTTACCACAGATCGAGAGGATGTTAATGGTTGTCCTTGGCCTAAGCCTGGCCTGAAGTCTGATTATGATCTGATAAGAAAAGCTACCTCTCCTTGGTGTTTCATAAATGGTTCTGGTCCTGCTGGTACTGGAGAAGCTATAGCAAAGGCTATCCAATTTGGATTTAACTCATTTCCATTTCCTGAATGGGCAACAGACCAGATGTTCTGGACACAGTTATATCTCAGAGGATATAGTTGTGAGCTAGACATGGATTGTTCTATCACTCAGTCGCTCTATAACAGAAAAGACAATGAGCTTGGTATTGTAGGAGATAGATTCACTAACGGTATTACCGGTAAGAAGCCACAGTTCATCCATGCAACAGGTCACTCTTGGCCGGAGATACCAAAGCAACTAATACCTTCACTTAACTGGGTAAAACCTAAATGATTCGAGTGTGTGCCCTTTCCAATAGACTCAATGGTCCTGACTTGGACCGCTATATAGCCTTGGAGAAGAGCCTAATTCGCAAAGGTATGACGTTCTTTCACTACATGGAGTCTTTGCCATGGCGTTGGCTCAGGACAGTAGAGTGGGAACTAGAACTTGTTACTGCTCACCCCAATGATCACTTCATCTTTGTAGATACATTTGACTATCTCTTTGTTGGTGAGAGAGACGAGGTTGCTAAAATCCTACTTCAGCAGGACATACTCTTTTCCTGTGACGCTGGAGACAAGCCATATCCAACTACTATCCTTCCATCATCCTATGACGAGAGGCAGCCATGGGATGATGTCCCACCTTGGCAGTCTAAGTGGCGATGGATCAACGGTGTAGGACCATGTGGCAAGGGAAAGGCGATCTATGAGGCTATCAGATATGGTCAGATACACTTCAAAGTTTCTGACAGTGAGACAGATCAAACCTTCTGGACTCACGTATACCTTGACGGATTCGGAGTGGCAGATACTACCTGCAAACTCACTCAAACCCTGCTCTACGCTGAAGAAGGAGATCTCGGTATCAAAGATGGACGATTCCATAACTTCGTCACCCACTCAAACCCACAGTTCATCCACGCCTTGGGAAGGACATGGAACCATATCCCTAAAGAGCTGGTTCCTGGGAAAGAGACGGTGACTCCACCTCTTACTTACCCACAATGGTTAGGATAATGACACTTTGGCCTAAGTACATAGAAGACACAATCGAGAAGATGCTTGACCCTATGTCTCTTCATGTTTGCTGTGGAGAGAGTCAGTTAGGTGATGTGAGGCTGGACCTGCACCAGAAGGACGTAGATATTACTTGCGATGCTTCTGATATGAAGTCTGTAGTGGCAGATGAATTGTTTAAGACAGTTCTATGTGACCCTCCACATGACATGAGTGAGAAGTGGTATGATGCCCTACTGATTGAGTTAGCTAGGGTGTCCAGCCATAGAATCATCTTTCAGCACTGGTTCATACCTAGTCATATGAATGGTGTCTTTCAAGCAGACTCTCAGTTCAAGATGAGTTACCTACTGACTTGGCATCCACAATCAACTTATGACCAAGCATTGGCTGTGAGTGTATTCGACAAATGAAAAGAATAGCTCAATGGATGGCAGAAAAGTTATGGTTTTTGGCTGTACGTCTATTCGAATACAGTGGGATGCCTAAGTATCGCTATGCAGTCTGGAAAGACTAATGAGGTGGGATGACGTTCTAGAACCATATATCAAGGGTAGAAAACTCAACATAGGATGTGGGAAAAACAACCTAGAGGGATGGGTTAATGTAGATCTTTACAATGATCCTGATCTCAAGTTTGATATCTGCAAACCATGGCCTCTGTTGTCTAGCTCACTAGACACTGTACACGCTTCTCATGTATTAGAGCACTTTAGAGACGATGATCTATTTACCATATTTTTTGAGGCAGGTAGGGTATTAGAGCCTGGTGGCTATCTACTAGGTATTGTTCCTTATGGATACACTACACTACAGATGGGTACTCCTCAGCACAAACAGATGTTCTTAAAGGAAACTCTCTATAATCTCAGCTCCAAGAACTTTGAGAAGACTGCTTACTGTAGTGGTATGGGACAGGGACTGAAGTTGCAACCATGGAAGGTAGAGGCTGTTTGGTTCTCTGTACAAAATCAATGGTTGGGTATAGACAAAGAAGAGTTGGAGATAGCAGCTAGACGATACCTCAATGTTTACCATGAGATGGTATTCGTAATGAAGATGCCATGATTACTCTTCAATTAGAGACCACAAGTACTTGCGATGCTGCCTGTGGATTCTGTCCGTATCCTACGGCAGAACGATGGGGTGGTCTCATGAAGATGGATCTCTACCGAAAGATCATTGATGAGGCAGCTACTATAAATAAATTCAGCTTCCTGAACCTTCATGGATTAGGAGAGCCTCTCTTAGATCCCAAGCTCAATGACAGACTGTCATACGCAAGAGATTTGATGCCTGAGGTGACACGCTGCATCTACACTAATGCTGTTCATCTAGCGAAACGTCTACCAGGGCTAATTGATGCTGGTCTGAACAGAGTAGTAATCAGCCTCAATGCAATTAACGCAGAGCAACATGAGAATATTATGAAGCTCCATGGGAAATGGGAGCAGTGTGTTGAAGGTGTAGATGACTCTATAGTTGCTACTGTCACTAGTCCTGGATTCACAGTTGAAGTTCACGCAGTAGTGAGTGAGAGTTACTTCACCTTGAAGGACGCTGAACAGTTTATTGAACGCTGGGGTAACGCTAAAAAGAGTGGATATGGCCTTGTAATAGTAGAGGGTAACTGGGCTGGTGAGTATGAATCAATTCGTCCATTCAATCCCAATGAGCGATGCCATCGTGCCATGGAGCATATCTACGTCATGTATGATGGCAGGATCTCTACTTGCTGTTTCGATCCTACAGGTAAGCAAATCATGGGTGATCTCAATAAAGAGACGTTAAGAGAGATCTATTCTCGTGATCCATATCTACAGTTTCGACAGGATCATCAAGACAACAAGGCAGATCTTTATCCAATATGTAAAGTTTGCACCCGTATATGAGAGACTGTGGCAGTTGTATCGCATGCTGTGTTTTCCTCATACCTTCAGAGGAGCCAGGGCTCATCAAGCTAGAGAGGTGTAGATTCGCCTCACATGAAGGAGAGTTCTCCTACACTGGGACAAGTAGCTGTGGAAACTGCACCATCTTTGATAAGCCAGAAAGACCGCAGATGTGTGGTGACTTCTACTGCGGATACCTCAAGGGAGAATGGGATGAAAGACCTAACGCTACCAGAGACTCATTCCTTGATGTAGTACTAAATAGAGGGAAACTACCAGATAAATTTCCTGGGTTCTTAGCTATTGCGAGGTAAGATTGATAGTACTTTTGGCAGTTCCTACCTATGGTCCCAATCCTGATCCACGGTTAGACAAGGCTAGACGTGCAGCTCTCATGTACTCCTCTAACAAAGGTATCAAGTGGATGGGTGACATTAGCTTAGATCGGATGGGTTGGGCTAGCATGAGAAACAAGACAGCAGAGAAGGCTATAGAGGCTAGGGACAGTGAGGGTAATAAGGCTGATGGACTGCTCTGGTGTGATGATGATATTCTGGTCCCACCAGATTCCTTTTACCGTCTAATATCCCATGGTAAAGATATGGTCTCAGCCCTCTATTTCTCCAGAGCTGAGCCACACCATCCAGTAGCAGGTACTTGGTATCCAGAGACAGAGACCTTCTCTCCTATGGTGGACTATGAGGAGAATGTGATCGCTCCAATGGATGGAGTAGGGTTTGGATGTGTGTACACAAGTATCAAGCTTCTAGAGGCTGTATTCGCACTCCCTGATCCTGACACCCGTGGTCCATTTGGTGGTAACTTCGATAACCGTACCTTTGGAGAGGATTACCTCTTCTGTATCAGGGCACGACTAGCTGGATTTCAGCCCTATGTAGATACAGGTGTTAAGTGTGGTCACTACCTAGCTCCCCGCTGGGCTAGCGAAAAGCTGTACCGGGCTTTTGTGCCAAAGGGTGTGCGACTAGTCAAATAGTAGAATAGGAGTGTAACCTCGTCCAATAAAGGAGACTCCTACATGCCTCACACACCACCGCCGTTGGCTTCAGACCCTACCAAGAATAACGTTATTACATATAGGACTGCTGTATTTGCTAGTAACGCCATTAATGGCGGTACAAATACTAGATACACCCGCCTCAACTATGACAGGGTGTTCTTGGGGTACCGTACCCCTGATGAGACTCGTAACTTTCTACAGCTTCGTCTCAACTCTGCTCGGGTTTCGGCTCGTGAGAGAATCTTTGGTGGTATTAACGATCTCACAGCCACTACTCTGATTCCTGACTGGATTGACGATTTTGATGAGGTAGTAGTAATTGATGAGAGTGAAGCGGTTCAGTTTGCTCGGATTGCCTACACTAATAGGTAATGGTCCCTCTCAGCGACCTCATTTCTCGTACTCGAACGAGATACGATCATGCTTCGTCTGTTCGCTGGACTGATGAAGAAGTAACCCTCTCTATCAACGAGGGGTTGGAGACGCTTGCTGAGGAAACCGGATTCTACGAGAGATACACAACTCTTCCGGTACAGAACAATAGAGTTTGGTATGACCTGCGGGGCTTCACGCCAGAAACTCCTCTCAATATAAAGTCTGTCTGGTCTACGGCTCGTAACCAGTGGCTGCAACCTATCGTTACTGACCACCTCCAGTTCAAGTGGGAGGACTCCGCTGGTGATCCAGAGATGTACTTCACCAGGGGTATCTACTGGTTCGGTGTATGGCCCCGATCTGGCTCTACCAACACTGGGTTCCTAAGAGTTCATTTCTCTGCTGTACCAGCACGATGGATACATACACAGGAGGTTCTCTCAGATCTACCTGATAATTATGTACCAGCACTAATTGACTATGCGCTATACGACATGTCTTCTAAGGACAAAGAGTTTGGTAAGGCTATACGTCACTTCCGTAACTATCTCGAAAGGGAGAAAGAGCTGAGGATGCGTATGACTGGAAGACTTGTATCTAATACTGTAGGAGTTATGGGTGGAATGGCTGGAGGCTCTAACTCTGTAATGATCGCTAATCTAACTACGGTGGATGGATAATGGGATTCGTAGGATCATCCTCGACAACTACCACACTAGAGTCTGCTGTGACAGATGTACTGACTAGGCTTGGTGATCTTAGTAACGATATCTGGAACCGTACAGAGATAGCTGACTATATCAAGGATGGTTATGACAAGTTCTGCACTCGTACTAAGTGCCTATTTGATATTCAAGTCATAGAGAACATACCAATAACAGCAAACTGGCAGACAGACCTTGAGAAGTCCATAGCTGAGACAAAGAGTGGATTTGCTCTTACTGATAACCGCTTTAACTTTACAGGAGAGCATGAGAGAAACTTAGGAGTTGAAGGAAAATATGCTGGCTCCTATGCTAAGTCTCCTACTCCATACCTGCCTGATGAGATGCCTAGTATTGAAGAACAGGGATCTCTGATTCATCACTGGAGGTATGACGGTGACTATACTGACGAAAAGAATGCTGACTTTACTTTTGCAGTCGTCGCAGGTACTCCAGTCTTTGAAGATTCATCAATAGATGGAAAAGGAGTTCGGGTAACTCCTAATAACGAGAAACTAAGAGTTAGAAATGAGACTCCTGCAACTATGGACGGTGGTAGCAGTTTTACAGTTACAGCATGGATGAAACAAAACAGTTCCTCTAGTCCTGCTGGATCATCTTTATATCAGAGAAAATTCGATGATGGTAACTGTTGGTTTCTGCATACATTTCAAACTGAAACAATCTTTAGAATGTTTAGTACTAATAATGATTTCTTGACATCTACAGGGCCTCAGATGAATGACCAAGGAAAATGGTTTTTCCTTGCTGGTGTTTGGGATGACGTTGCAAAAACTACAGAGTTGTGGATTGGTAAAGAGGGTGAAGAGCTAACAAGATATTCTCAGAACACCGAAACAGGAACCTTTACTGTTAGACGGCTTGATGGAGATACTCTTCGTGATGGTTTTTTTCTAGTAGGGGACATTACAATAGATAATACTCGCCTATACAATGGTGTAATGTCTTCTACTTTTCTACTAAACCAATTTGATTCTGAGAAGCCCAGCGGCACTGCTTCTGTTTTTACTACTAGATCTCTTCCTACTAAAGTACCAGGTGGCAATCTTCCTTCATCCACTATAGAAGTTCTTAGAGTTACCTATGATGACAAAGAGCTAAAGGGTATGTCATCTCAGCATATGAAGGATATAGATCCTAATTATGAGACTCGTGATGGTGATCCTCAGTTCTTTATCTATGATAAGGATGGGATCTATTTCCTCAGAGTTGTACCTGCTGCTCAAGGAGATGCTACCTATGACACTGTTAATGGTACTTGGGGAACACTAACTCAACGATTTGGAGTATCTGACACTATAGATAACCCTGATAAAAAAGGCTTTGGAGTACTTCGATATAGAGATGACTTCACTTTCTATAATGGTGGTCCATGGGGTACTCCTACACGTATTCATCCCGAGGAAAAAAACATAGAGGTAGATGTATATAGGCTAGGACGTGACCTGACTTCACATCCTATGGAACTTCCATTACCATATCAGAAGTATGTATTGTACTGGGCGTTATATCAGGCATTAGATAGAGAAGGGTCGGGTCAGCAACTAGATCTTGCTAGTCATTTTAAGGATAGGTTTGAGATGGGAGTTTCCAGGCTAAGAAGTAGGAAGCAGAAGGTTAATAAAGAACGTATTGGTGCATTGGCATCTGGCTCCCCAATTCATGACTTTTCACTTGGAGATGCTCAAGCTCCATATCCATATGGCCTGCCTCTATAGGAATTACTATGATTGATACAGATGGACTACTAGATGGTGGGACACATACCATTGCTACTACTTATACAAAACTAGATGACTCTGATCAGGGGTTTAGGGTACTTACTATTAGAGTAGAGGATAATGCTGTTGGTAACGTAGCTATTGGTTTACTTGGCAAAGATGGTAGTAAGCAAACTACAGTTTATCTTAAGACTGATGAGAGCTGGACGTTTGGTCCCAATGCAGGCACTATTCGTCCAGAAGACATCTATCTTAAGGGCACAGCAAATGATGTAGTTGGTTGGATAGGTACTAAAGTTTGATTCTTAAAACTTGTTGTTACTGTAATAAGGAGCTTTCAACTGATCAATTTTGGAAGAACAGAGCTCAAAGAGACGGTCTTCAGTACAGATGTAAAATCTGTCAATACAAAGGCGAAAAGGAATCCCGTAAGCGTCGACCTATTCATATGAGAGTAAAGCTTACTAGAAATCAAGCAAAGAGTCGAGGATATGATTGGGAAATCACTGAAAAATTTGCCGCAGAGTTGGTACAGGATAATTGTAGTTATTGCGGCTCCTCTCCAGATCCTCTCAACGGAATAGATAGAATAGATAATACAATAGGATACGAGGAGAGCAACGTAGTTTCATGTTGCAGACGATGCAATCGAGCGAAAGATGTTATGACAGTAGATGATTTTGTATCGTGGGCAACAAGGGTTGCAGAATTTAACAAGGTCAAGGTCTAATGGAACACGGACAAGGTAGATCGTCTCATGGTATTGGTTTCTATCCTACAGGAATACCTTCTGTAGGGTGGGTGTTTGCAATTATGCTTAGGTTAGCGGCTAGAAAGCCGTGGTACATACGTTTTTGGAGATGGATATGGCAGGACAGATTTCACAATCGGAATCACAGGTAATCTATCGTAGATTGACAGCAGTTGCTGTTCAGTTGCTTGGAATTAGAGAAGAGATTGCTAGGCTTTCCTCTGCGAATGATTCTCTGGATTTTCAAACAAACCTAGATGCAGAATCAGGTGGAAACCTTACTAAAACCCAGGCTGTAGCATTCTTTAGTGAGCTTCAAAAGTATGGCAACTGGTTCGATAATAAGACTCAGTCATCCACTGGTGCTGAAGATTCTAACGATAGACGAGCTAAGATAGATCCATTTATTCTCGCTGAACCTCTGGTCTAACTCTGTGGCAAATCAATTTGTCTGGAGTGGAGCCGGAGGAGCTAATGATGGTGCGTCATGGAGTGACGCCTATACCAGTCTCATGCGGGACTGGGGGGCCGAAGGTGACTTTACTCCAGCAACAGACTTTGTGTATGTTCGTAGCGTCCATGATGAATCTACTGCCAGCACACTCACCATGACCGGGGTTACAGCAGAGGGCACCTTAGCAGCCGTTCGTGTGATTACCGTTGTTGGAGACACTACTGGAACAACTCCGGGGAATCTTGCAACAGGAGCCAAGGTAAATGCTACTGGCACTACCAGTGATATTAAGCTTGATGAGAAGCTGTACATCTACGGTGTACACTTTTTTTCTGGAGACGACATTGACGTTGGCTCGGCCGCAGTAGATACAGATTTCACCCTTGAGCAATGCCGCCTGGAGCTGGTTGGCACTGCTGCCAACGATCTTCTTAGAATCGGCTCCCAGGGTGGTGGCGGGTTGATGCGGTGGATTGATGTTACGCTTGACTTTGCCGAGGCTGGGCAAGGGATATTTCTACGTGATACTGACT